AAGATAAGCGCCCAACGGAAGTATATTCGCGACTTAACCGCCATTAATATGCAACACCGCAAAGAGAAAGAAGCGGAGATAAAAGAATTACAGGATGAAGTAACCGAGCTTAATGATGCCAATACTGCGCTATCGGAAAGCGTCAATACGTTACTCCCCGAGATTACTGACAAGCTTGCTAAACTGCGAGCCAGTAAGCAAAAACTGGAGCAATATAACACCCAGTTTAAAACCCAAGTCAAGGCTGTTGTAAAGGAAGCGAAGTTCTTTGACGAAAACGAACATTGCCCTACTTGTGACCAAGACATCTGTGAAGATCTCAGGCACGAGAAACACACCGAAGCAACGGCAAAGGCTAAAGAGTTGAAGACTGCTATGGATAAGGCAGGAGAGCAGTTAAGTCTATATGATAAAGACATAACTGGTCTTGAAGATCAACTACAACAGTGTCTTGACGACCAAAACACTCTTAACAACAATCAGCAAACTATAGAAAGATTGAACCGCAACATAGAGCGAGTGCGCTCTGAACTTACTGACATGGCTGACAGTTCTGGCGATATGGGTCAAGCTAGTAAAGACCTTAATGACCTAGAAGAATCCCTTTGTGAGCTAAATGATCAAAAATATTTGTTGGCGGAAGAGGCATCTTATAATAGAATAGCTGGTGAGTTGTTAAGAGACACTGGTATTAAAACTAAAATCATTAAGCAATACGTTCCTGTTATAAACGAATTGACGAACAAGTATCTACAGATTCTAGACTTCTTCGTTCACTTCGAGCTTGATGAAAGTTTTAATGAAACCATACGTTCACGTTACCGTGATGCGTTCTCCTACGACTCCTTCTCGGAAGGCGAGAAACAGCGTATTGACTTGTCATTACTATTCACTTGGCGTCAAATTGCTAAGATGAAAAACTCTGTTTCGACTAACCTATTGATCTTGGATGAAACTTTCGATTCATCTCTAGACGATGATGGCGTAGATAATCTAATGAAGATTATTGAAACCTTAAAAGAAGATACTAACGTTTTTGTTATCAGCCATAAGTCTGAGTTAGAAGACGCGCAGTTCGAACGCAAACTGCAGTTCTATAAAGACAAAAACTTTAGTAAATTGCGTGAAATTACTTGACAAATTGATTAAACTGTTATATAATAACCCCTGTATTATGAAATGAGGATTTAACCATGGAACTATCAAGTCGTACCGTCGACATTCTACGTAACTTCGCTTCTATCAACCAAAACGTTGTTGTTGAAGAAGGAAGTGTAATTAAAACTATGTCACCAGCTAAGAACCTAGTTTCTAGTGCTGTGATTGCCGAAGAGTTCCCTCGGACTTTCGGTATCTATGATCTTTCTGAGTTCTTGTCAGTTATTGGTCTGGTAGATAAACCTAGCATCACCTTTGGCGATAATAACTGCGAGATTAAAGATGGATCAGGCTTATCTTCAGTCAAGTATTTTTACTCTGACCCAGAAATGCTTTCTGCGCCTAAAAAAGATATCGTTATGCCTGAGTGTGAAGTTAAGTTCATACTAAATAACGAAACGTTGGCGCGAGTAAAACGTGCTGCAGCAGCGTTGGGTTATGAAGAGATCTCTATTTCTCCAGCTGATGGTTCTATTAATATCTCGGTTGTTGATGGAAAAGACTCTACTTCTAACTCTTTCTCTGTACTAGTTGAAGGTGATTACCCTGAAGGCGTAGACTTTAACTATGTAATGAGCGTTGCGAACTTAAAACTTATTGGTGAAGATTACGAAGTATCTGTCAGCTCTAAACTGATTTCTCACTTCAAATCGTTGAATTCGTCAATTGAATACTTTATCGCACTAGAAAAAACATCTAAATACGGAGCTTAATATAATGGCAAAAGCAGCAAAACCTTCTGAACAACAAGTACTACTAAACGATTTGGCTAATCGTGTAGCACGTTCTACAGTAGCAGTAATTGATACTATTGTTGCTCGAGGAGCATTTAAAGGAGAAGAGTTGACTACTATCGGTCAACTTCGAGACCAAGCGGTACAAACTGTGGCTTTAGTTGAACAGGTTGCTCAAGAAACAGCTGAGTAATCAATGATTAGATGGTGCCCAGAGATAGCAAAAGAGACTTTAGTGCATGTTTTAACAGGGACTCTTGTTAATTATCCGCTAAATATCTTCTTTCTCTGGGTTATCATTGATACTTGGAAAATAACTGATCCATTCTGGATCTCTAACATAGTAACTATTTGGTTCTCTATAGTTGCCTTTTGTAGAATATACATAGTACGTGTTTTAGCAGAGAACCGTAAAGAAAGAAAAAAGGCTCGGATAGCTCAGTAGGTAGAGCAGATGATTTGTAATCATCAGGTCGCAGGTTCGATTCCTGTTCCGAGCTCCATTTAACAGTAGGGTTTGTTATGTACTATATTTATGGTTTAAAACGTTGCCGCTATACTAGTCGAGCAATAGCCATATTAGAAAAGAACTCTATTGATCACAGATTCATAGATCTAGCTTCCTTATCAAAAGAAGAAGTAGACGATCTATCTTCCGAACTATGCTCGAATTTTCGAGACTTGCCTAAGATATTTGAAACTACCAACAAAGGTGTTGTTTTTGTTGGTGGATTAAATGAGATAAAAAACGCTTTCTTTAATTTGCGTTTTAGGTTATAATTGATTTTTATATTATGAGGAGTACTAAATGAGTAAAGAGTTCTTGTGGGTTGAGAAATACCGTCCTGCCCGTGTCGCTGACACTATCCTACCAAAGTCCATGAAAGATACTTTCCAAGCTATCGTAGACGGTGGAGAGCTTCCTAATATGATGTTCAGCGGTACAGCTGGTACAGGTAAGACTACTGTAGCGAAGGCTATGTGCGAGGAGCTGGGACTTGACTATATCGTTATCAACGCTTCGGCTGATGGTAACATCGATACACTTCGCGGTAAAATTAAACAGTTTGCTTCTTCGGTTTCTCTTAGCGGTGGTTATAAAGTAGTTATCTTAGACGAGGCTGACTATCTAAATCCCCAATCTACGCAACCAGCATTACGTAACTTTATTGAAGAGTTCAGTAACAATTGCCGATTCATTATGACTTGTAACTTTAAAAACAAGATCATTGAACCTCTACACTCTCGTTGTTCTGTGTATGAGTTTACTTTCAACAAGCAGGTAATGGCTGAACTTTGTGGTCAGTTCATGAAGCGTTTGAAAGTAATCTTAGCCGAAGAAGGCGTAGAATACGAAGATGCTGTTGTTGCTAACATTATTATGTCTCACGCTCCAGACTGGCGTCGAGTATTAAATGAGTGTCAACGTGGTAGTATCTCCGGAACGTTAAATGCTGCTCAGACTCAAGGTACAGCTCAAAACTATCAAGAGTTATACAAGGCTATTAAAGACAAAAACTTTAAGAAGATGCGCTCTTGGGTAGTGAATAATATTGATAGCGAACCAGCTGCTATTTTCCGTGGCATTTACGATACTATGCAAGAACACGTAGCACCTAATTCAATCCCTCAGTTAGTTCTTATTCTTGCGGACTACCAGTACAAGAACGCATTTGTTGCTGACCATGAATTAAACTTAGTGGCTTGCTTGACCGAAGTGATGGCTAACGTAGAGGTGAAGTAATGGCTCGCTTATCTAATAACTGCGTTTGTTATGATTTTGAGACTCTTTCTCAAGATCCACAAACGGGTATTGTTGTGAATATGGCAGGGATTCAATATTCAGAAGAGCGATTCAGGGACGATCCATATACATTCGAAGAATTAGTCGGTATGGCTAAGTTCATTAAGTTCGACACTAAAGAACAAATCGAGAAGTATGGAAGAAAGCCAGATAAGTCTACTATTGATTGGTGGGCTAAACAAAATGAAGAGGCTCGTAGTTTACTGGCTCCGAGCTCTGAAGATAAATCTATCACTGAGTTGTATGACTTCTGTAAAAATATTTCTCAAAAACCTGAGAAAGTTTACACAAGAGGTAATACCTTTGACCCTATATATCTATCATCTCTGATGAAACAACTAGGTCGACCTGATCCTTGGGATTGGTGGACTATTAGGGACACTCGTTCTCTAATAGATGGCATAAGTTATGGACAAGACTTAGATAACAAATTCATGCCTGAAGGGATTACAGGCTTCATTTACCATAATCCAATACATGATGTCGCGGTAGATATCATGCGGATGCAAGTGCTTTATAAAGCAGTGATGGAATAATATGTCAGATACAACAGTTTATGAAATGTCACCATTTGATAATGTTTTGTATTTTCCAAATAACGTAGACGTTCGTTTATGCCCTAAAAACGCCATGTCTACTTTGAAAGAAGTTTTTAGGATTCATAAAGGGCATGACCAGTACGTTGGTCGATCTTACAGATATAAAAGAGTTAAGGAACAAGGCGATCAATTTGACTTGCCTTTTCGTAAAAATTCATTTAGAATAGCAGTTCGTAGAGACCCTGTAGACCGTTTTAAATCAGCATGTGAGTATATCCTACAAAACAGGGCTGATCATATTAAGATGGGTAGAGGTAACGATCTACCAGAGATTTCTGTAGAGCTCGAAGAAGTAATTAGTAAGATTGAGGAAGGCACTCTTAAAAATAACCACTTTTATACACAAAGCTGGTATATGGGTAAACCTTCTGATTATGATATGGTTGTCCATATTGATGAAATGCCTAGATTGCTCGCCTTCCTTAACGAAGCTTGCGAATTAGGTTTTGATGATGGGGTGACTCGTGTTAGACAAAACGCGACCACTATGAAAATGTATAACAGTGCTATTTCTCCAATGCAATTGAAGAGAATTAAAACACTATATGAGAAGGACTATCGTAATGGCTGGTGTAAACAAGAAGACTTCAAAGGGTGGTAAATTATCACCCTTCGACTTCCTTAATAGTATAAATTTTAGTAAGAATAATCTAATATACGAAGATCCAGATAACGCTAAATATTATAATAGCTTTATGGTAAACCGAAGTTTGTCTTATTTCACGGATACCATATATGCAGCTAATACAATGAATCGGTATCATCATTTAGACAAAGATATGCAATACGATTTCTTACTCCACTTGGTACGTAGTAAGAAAAGGTTTTCTAAATGGGAAAAGACCGAGGATATAAATAATATAGATTTTATTATGGAATACTTTGGTTATAGCGCAGAGAAAGCGAAACAAGTGTTACCTCTACTAACCAAAGAACAAATAACAATTATAGCGAATAAGGTATCTAAGGGTGGAAGAACATAATTTAGTCCAATGGAACTCCGACATGATGTTAGAAATAACATTAAACGAGCCAGACGATTTCTTAAAGGTCAGAGAAACGTTGACTCGTATAGGAGTGGCTTCACGCAGAGATAACACCTTGTTTCAATCTTGTCATATTTTACACAAACAAGGTCGTTATTTTATTACACACTTTAAAGAACTATTTCTACTCGACGGAAAGAAATCTAATCTAGAAAAAACTGACATCGAGCGCAGAAATACTATCGCAACTCTTCTTCAAGATTGGGGTCTAGTTACAATCGTGAATAAAGAGGTTGCTAAAGAATGCGCGCCAATGCGCCAAATTAAGATTATCTCTTTTAAAGATAAATCTAACTGGAACTTACAGCCGAAGTATAACATCGGAAATAGCTAAGGAACACTTTTATATTATGAGCGAATTTTATAACATTTTTGAAGACAAAGACGATTATATCGCAAATAAAATACCCTTCGTAGGACGCTTGCCATTTAATATGGAAGAGGCTTATGGTTGGGAACAATATATGAAGATGATGGATACTCATCCAGAAGAACTTTACGATAGAAATTCTGATAAAATGCGAATTGGTCTTAATAGCTTCCATACTAGAGGAAGTGCTCCCGAATTCGCTAAAACAATATATTCCGAAATGGAAGAAGTATTTGCGCTTCACGAAGGAAAAATTACCAATATCGCATTTAGCGGGTTTGGTCGTGACAGCGGAAGTTACCCATGGCATAAAGACAGAATGGACGTATTCTTAGTTCAAGTCATTAGCACCGTGGGTTTTAAACTCGAAGGATATAACAACAACGAAATGTTTGACTTCGAGCCTGGAATGTATGCCTACATTCCTCGTGGTACTCACCACCAAGTATTTCCTAGAGTCTCTCGCGTCTCGTTCTCCTTCGGAGTCGAGGGTGATATAGACCCTTCGAGATATTATTAATAAATTTACCAATAATGGTATAAATAAACGCGGATATGCCGATGGTCGGGTGTCCGCAATCTTGCTAAATTAATTAGGAGAAAACTATGACTAATACTAAAACACTATTTCCACGCTCATCTTTTGTTGGCTTTGAACACCTTTTAAACGAATTAGATTTCGTAACTCGAAGCGCAGGAGATAACTATCCTCCACACAATATCGTCAAAGTAGATGATGTAAATTATCTAATTGAGATTGCGTGTTCAGGATTTGCGAAAGAGGAAATAGAAATCGAACAAAACGAACGCACGTTGACGGTTAAAGGAAGTCACGAAAAGCGTGGGCGAGAATACGTTCACCAAGGAATATCACAAAAAGCATTTAAGCGTGTGTTCCGTTTATCAGAGTATGTAGAAGTAGTCGGAGCTACTCAAAAAGATGGAATCTTGTCAATTGAATTGAAAGTAATCCTACCAGAAGAGAAGCGTCCTCGTAAAATAGAAATCAACTAACTTACGAGGTAATACACCATGTCCAAAAGACAATACGTAGAAGTCCTAGCTGAAAAATTATTTTTCCTAGGATCTCTAGTAACAATGGCGTTGGCATTACACCCAATCGCTTAGTACTAAAAATCCCACGTGCTACATAATAACACGTGGGATTTTCATTATAGGGCTGTCATGAATATAATTTATCAATACTGGGATGGAGAACTTAACGATAAGGTTCTTCTTAGTTCAAAATTAGTTAAGGAGTATGCCAAAAGAATTGGCGCTGACTATCTTTTCGAACACAACCCAAATTTTTTATACAAAGATTTTTATGCATTCATACCCTATCACGCCAACACTTATGGTTCTTTTAAACCTATATTTGATCCGTATTTTGAGAAATACGATAAGGTTCTATTTCTAGACGCAGATATATTCCCAGTAGAAAATTTACAAGAAAGTATATTCGATTGTTTGAATGGTGAAATCGGATTAGTCCCTAGTGAAACAGTGAAAGATTTACCTCCACATATTATTGACGTACACAAAGAATGGTGGTATAATACAGTATTAAATGAATATGGTATATCAGTAGAAGAATATTGCGGAGCTCCTATAAATTTAAACACAGGAGTTGTACTTTATTCTAAAGCGGTTAGAGAAAAACTTAGACAGCACATCAAAATAGATACTATAATGCGTAACGCTAAGTTAGTCATTGATTCTCGCTCTAACACTATGTTTATGAATGACGAGTCTTATCTACAGATAACGTTGTATCTATTGAATATTGATGTGCATAAGCTTCCTCAAAAATGGAATGCTCACTTAACTACTAACATTTATTCTGTAGATGGAATTAATGCTAGTGTTAATCATATAGACCGAAGAACCCCTGACACTAATTTAATACATGTTAGATTGAGCGGATATAATTTTATCACCTCAGAAGAAGTTAATAGAATTATCTCTTCTAAACTACCCCAATGGCCAGAGAGGGTATTGAGTGGAGATTACATTAAGGAATATGTTGAAATATAGTATGAAAATATATCAAATTGTAATGAAAGGCGATGAAAGATCAGAAGCTTATGCTGAAATTTCTAGAAAATCTTTCCAACCCCTTATAGAAGAAGGTGTAATCGAAGAGATTATACCATTCGAAGCTATAACTCCAAGTTCTCCCTGTTTTGAAGAACACGTGAATAGGTATAACTGGTCTCCTAGTTTAATGACCATGGATACTGGAGATAAAGATCATAGCCCTACAGAAAAAGCTGGTATGTGTTCTCATTGGGAGCTTATGCGTATGGCAGCTAACTCTAAAGAACGGTTTTGGGTGATAGAGCACGATACTGTGTTA